AGATGCTCATTTTTGGCCCGATGATTACACTACTGCCTACAAAGCTTTGTTAATGATTATTAAAGAGTTTAAACCCAAGGTTGTTATAGCCAACGGAGATGTTTTCGATGGAAGTCAAAATAGCAGACACCCTAGAATTGGGTGGACTCATAGCCCTTCAGTAAAAGAAGAGTTGGAAGCCTGTCAGGAGTTTATGGCGGGCATAGAAAGGGTGTCTACAGGCGCTGAATTGGTGTGGACAATGGGTAACCATGACGCACGGTTTGAAACCTTTCTAGCGGCTCAGGTTCCTCAATATGAAGGTATATCAGGGTTTACCCTTAAAGATCACTTTCCAATGTGGAAACCATGCTGGTCGTATTGGATTAATGAAGATACCTGTATTAAACACCGTTGGAAGGGTGGATTTGGAGCGGGTCGTGCCAATGCCCTTAATTCTGGCGTAAACATGATTACAGGGCACACACACAATTTGGCAGTGCAACCTATTACCGATTACAACGGAACCCGCTATGGCATCCAAACAGGCACCCTAGCAGATCCTAATGCAGAGCAATTCGTGCATTACACGGAGGACGGATGTAAGGACTGGAGATCAGGGTTTGCCCTACTATCGTTTGAGCGTGGTAGACTAATGCTTCCTGAGCTTATCCAAGTTTGCGGAGAATCGGAATTTGAATTTAGAGGGTGTATTAATCAAGTATGAAGTTAACTCCTTCAATTTTGAAGAATTTATATTCAGCAATTTATTGCATGAAGCCGTTTGATCGGTGGGATATGCCGCTCCCGGAAGAAATTAACTTTATTGTGGATCAAGACCCAGATGTAATGGGTACTTATTATTACGATGATGGCGGGGATTTTGAGCACATCATCACTATTTCAGATAAGAAATGCGGTCATTTATCTACTGTAATCAGAGTGTTATGCCATGAATGCGTTCATATGAGCAGACATAAAACAAATAAATGGACTCATCACGACGCTGAGTTTCGTCGTAGAACTAAAGTTATTTCAGATGAATTGGGCTTTGACCCACTGGAATTGTGATTTAGAATACCAACGGGGGTAGCGGCGTACTCCTCTGCGTCCAGACCATCGGTCGCCCCCAACTTTATTTAAACTCAATCGGCATTGCCCAATAAGGTCTGTGTCTGTTCCAGTAAAAACTCTTGTGTAAGTAGATAGCGCTTTTCAAATCCTTTAGCCCCAAGTCCATGAACGCCGGTATTGCCTCGGTGATGTTCTGGGCAAAGTCCAATGACTGGAGCGTTTGATCGTTTACCTCCGAACCTGCGAATGTGATGAATCTCTGCGTCTTTGGTGCCAAAACCGAGATGCCTACAAAGTATGCAGCCGAGGTTCGCAACACTCGATAAGTATTTGCGTTCATCTTTTGTCACTGCAGAATATCATCTCTCTAATGTATTTTTCAGCAATATCCATGGGGGTTAGATTATGCACTGGCTTTTCCATAACGTAGTTTTTTGATACTTGCCAGCAATCATCTTGGGTTTTAATTAACAAACCCTTATCTGCCAAGTTTTTTAAATGAAGACCTAATGAAGCTCGTTTAATTCCGATCTTCATGTCTTCTGTCTTCATCCCCGGATTCTGGGCTATGTAAGATAGAATTTGTGTCTTTGGTTCCATAAAAATAATGAACTGCCCCGTCAGGTAAGATTTCGTATTGAGGCGTTGAATATCCAGCCGCCTTAAGTGCTAGTATAACCTCTTCTATGTCTTCCATCATTTTTCTTGTGCCTTTCCATTCAATGCTTCCAATATGCCCTCGTAAGCACCCATAAAAATAAAAGAAAAAATTAAGCAAAAACCAACAGGTATGTACCAAATTGGTATGGTGATGGTTAAAAGTGCAGCCAATATCTTTTTACTCATTTCTCTTGTGCCTTTCCATCAATCCATTTCCAACCAAGCAATTCCTCAGTATTTTTAATATGCGTTGGGTTTAAGGGCGCATATACTGCAAATCTTGCAGACCATCCACCTTTTATATCAGGCGTAATCTGCCAATATCCAATCGGTTCAGGAGATACCAAAATTGTGTATTGGCTCATATCTCGGTTGATTGTTAAATCGTTACCATTCATTTCTCTTGTGCCTTTCTTAGTGTTCGCCAAACATTTCAAGCTGTAAATTTCCTGCCAAGCCTTCTTTATCAACTATGTTATGTGTGCAGTTTATAAATGCTTCGTACAACTTTTCACGCAACTTTAGTATTTCTTGCTGGTTATAAGTAACTATTTGACAGGTAAATTTCAATTCTATTTCTTTAGCTATCATTTCTCTTGTGCCTTTCTTAGTATTGCTTTTAAATCTGTTTGGCAACCACCAACTAGATATTTATATTCGCTTGCGTGTTTTTCTAAGGCATCACGAATAGCCTCATGCAAAACAGAAATTGTTAAATCGCATGTAGAAACAAGTTCAGCTTTAAACTCCACCTCGTATGATTTAAATGTCATTTCTCTTGTGCCTTTCTTATGGCTTCTTTCCAACGAATTAACTGTTCTTTCTTCCATTCCTCACGCAACTCATAATTAAACCGCAATACACCTTCATCGGTTTTGCAATAAAAATCAAATGCTTTATTCCATTCCTCATCTGTTAGCGTCTTTGCTGGATGGGTGTAGAGTGGCATATCAAATCCTACTTGCTTGGTTTTATATACTTCAAACGATTCTTCCATCATTGCGGTTAAAGAATTAACCCACGCTACTGGTTCATTGTTCATATCCATTTACCTCCAATTAAACGCTTTTTTATGGTAAAAGATTCAATTAAATATTGTCTAATGTCACCGTCAGACCATCGTACAAGCACGTGATCCTCATCCGATGCCCAGCAGCCAAGAATAGATTTACCACTTGAGTTATTTGCATAAGCTATAAAAGTATCTTTAATTGTGGTGCATTTAATGTCTGTCAATGAGATATTTCCACCGCCCTGATTAGGCATCTCCGCTATTATTCCGCTTGCGTGGACGTTTAGTGACAACAGAAGCAATCCCACCATCAGTATTTTTTTCATTTTCCAGCTCCTCTAACAAAGCATCAGCGCAATTAACGGCAACCATAGCCAAATGTTTTTCTGTAAACTCATCTGGAGAATGAAATCCCTCCAGCAGCCCAGTCATAGCAAAGCAACTTGCCAAGAACCTCATGTGCTTTTTGTCTGATTCCATTCTTTATACTCCGTGTATAGCTCTCTTAATTCATGTTGAGCTAATTTGTTTATTTTAATATCGGAGCGAGAAGATATATTTAAGTAATCCTGCAACCACTCAACACAATCTTTTTCGTTCTTTTGATATAAATGCCCTATGTCATGCAAGTATTCCCAAAAATTAGAATCTCTACATAACATTCCTGCAAGCTTAACCAACTGACCGCCAGCAAACTCTTCACGGTTTAATGGCTCTTCATTGTCAGCAAGGCGCACCATAACCACCATGTATCTTGCCCCCACAAAATCCTTCATTACCGGATCTGGTAAATCATCTGGGTGTATAGCAAGACTTATTACATATCCCTCTTTTGTCTGCTTGAGGGCTATTTTCTTTCCCTCAAATTGACTAGTTTCCATAGTTATAAATTCCTAACTTACTTTCAAGATAATGAACAATTAATATAAGCTGTTCAATTGCCTCTTCCTTTTCTTCAATTAAAAGGTCTTTTTCTTGACCTTCTAACATTTCTTTTGCAAGAGCTTCTTGAAGTTGTTTGGCTAACTTTTCCCAATTAACTTTGTCTTTCTTACTCATCCCATGGATCCTTTGCAGAAGATGTTGTTTGTTGGTCAGGTTTAACATAAGTGTTAACCTTTGTATTTAATACATGACGCTCGCCGTTACGAGTGTTGACCTTACCCTTCCATACATCTAGCTTAAGTTCAACTTCTCCATTCTTAGACTTTTCAATTAAGTCTTGCAGAAAATCCTTTTCAAATAACATTGATCCTGAAAAATCTGGCGCTTTCTCATGGCGTTTCTCTTGGTTGTGCCACAGCGTTCCTTGATTTGGATAATCCATTATTACTCCTTAGTTAGTGCTTTTTTTGTTGTTGAAAATTGTGTCATGAGTTCTGCATATGCAGGCTCATCTGCTACTTTTAATGCATCAAATATTGAGCGGTTGTTCTTAAAGATATTGGCTACATCATCTGCTTTATCTGCCAACGCTAAAGCTGTTTTTGCGCCAACCTTAACTCCCTCAATCCACTCTTTAGATCCCTGCTCTCCAACTGGCGTTAATAGATAATCAAATTCAGCACCCTTCTTAGGTGCTTTTACGGGCGCTGGAGAAGTTTTGGGTGGTGCAGCAACCTTCGGAGCTTGTTTAGTCTCCACGTTTGCTGTGACGTCTTCTCCAAGGTCAGGAGGGACGTCTTCACCATTGTATATATATAGCCCGATACCGTGCAGTGCAATTGCTTTAGCCAAGCATCGTTGCATAGCAGTATTTACGGCAAAAGAATCCGGTTCAGCAATTGGTTTGTTGCGATAATCCATGACAGGCAACTGTGCTGTGCGGGCAATATCATTTGCCACAACGGTACAAAATACCATGACTGAACCATTTCCCCATCTTTGGAACTCCGGATAAAACCAATGGGCTTTCGGGTCAGCGAGTAAGAGCTGGTCAACCGCCCAAGCCCACGAAAGATATGTAAGCCCATTTTTCTTCTCCGTATATTTAGAGACATCTATTTGTCTAAGTTCTTTGTATTCCATCATGTTCCTCTTTTAACTTAATTATTGTTTCAACTTCAATCAACTTTTCTGCGTAATGGATTACTTTTCTAAGGTCGTCAATCCCACCCTTACGTCTCCAGCGAGTGGTGTATTTAATAATATTTCCCTCAAGGTATCCAAGTCCATTGGCAATAATGTAATCCCATGGTTGAATAGAATTATCAGCGTAGTGAGTCCCACCAATTTGATGTTGATTGGCTTTCACATTATCCCCTTATGTTCATTAAAACCATTACAAAAATTATAAAAGCTATGGCAATCTTGTAACAAATTGCTATCCAATACTCTGATCTCAACCGATTTGGATCGCCAATCAACCATTTTTGAATCTCCAACATATCTCGATCTTGCTCTACATATTTTGGCGGTTCGTAGTAAATACCAATCTTTATTTTTCCATTGTTATACGGTGGCGTTCTCATTTTTCTCCTCTAAATAAGCTTTGTATTGGTCACAAAATTCTGACACTGGACAGAAGCTTGAGCAGCGGGTGCGATCCCCTTCTCTGATTTCAAGAATATATCCTTTGCCTGCCTTTTCTAGCGCTTCCTCTGCTTCTTCTTTCTCTGCATGAACTGACTTAGCCCGTGCAGCTCCCTCTTTCTTAACCGCATATGATGTCGGTTTTTCCCACATTTCTGCTGGTGTACACAATGGTAGCACGTCTCCAGTTTCCATGGCAAATAATCCTTCAGATTGCACATGGATCCGGTCACGAATGAACTGTTCTCGTTCTTCCATTGACCATAGATTAACAGGAATAGTTACCACTTGTGATTGGGGATAACCCTGACGTGATTGAGCGTCTCGCCTATTCCAGTCTCGAACGATAGCAATAATGGCTAACTTAACTACTGGAGTCTTTTTAACCTTTTCTACCAACCAAGCATAAATATTGAGTTGCTGTTCCCACTCAATCTTCTCGTTCATTACAGACCATACGCCTACGTTCTTGTAGTCGTTGATCTCTATACCATCATCATGGACAATTTGTAGGTCAATAGCCCCAGAAATATGCCAACCATCAAGTACCTCATGTAATCTTTGCTCAACAATATGGTTTGCATCTTTACCTTGCTCCAATACTCCATGAATAGCTGTTCCTATAATTGACCAAATCATATCTGATACGTCGGTCACAATCTGATCGTCGTATTTCTTTTTCAATTGTACAATGCGTGGACTATTCAATAACTCAGTAGCCGAAACGTGAGCCTTTCCTTTGGTATAGGACGGTCGTTGTGCCACATTGACAAAAGTTTGGGGTAAAAAATATTTGTTAGTTATGCGCATTTTCAATCCAAGCAGCGGTAACAGTTGCAATATTAGCAATCTCTGCTAATAAGTTAGCCGCCTCTTTTTTGCGCCCCTTAAGCATTAATTCGTATACGGATCTTAAGTTTCTATCTAATTGTAAAAATGCTTCACTGTAATCTACCATCGCTTTCTCCTCTGTAACCTGCTCTATTACCATCATTGTCAAAGTAATTCTTGACGCCTTCTAAATTGATTGTTTCATAGCCAACACGATTTCCGCTATTGGTATAAACCCCAGTATTGGAGTTGTAGTTCATTGAATTGTTATTCCAATTTTGTGGGGAATTGTTGTAGTTCATAGAGCTATTGTTGTAGTTAAGCTCAGAGTTCTTGTAGTTCATTGGATTATTATTCCAATTTGGAACTTGAGCGCAAACCGGTCGTGGTAAGAAAGCTACACCAAAAATTATCCCAGCAACAACAGCT